AAAAAATCTCTAGATGAAAACTGGGATAAAGTGATAGCTGAATATTTAAGAAATAAATATACAGTAGATGATGCTTACCACCAAAGCAGATTAGCAAGAATATTACGTCATGGTGAATATAATAAAAAAACTAAGAAACCAAAACTATGGAGTTATAAGTATGCAAAGTATAAAAATACTAGACCAAACAAAAAAACTGCTTAGTGGTGATAGACAACTTAAACATGGTGATAAGGTTATAAACCATGAGAACATCTCTAGATTATGGACTGGCTATATACAGAATAAAACTAAATTAAATATAGTCATCTTGCCTGAAGATGTGGCCTATATGATGGCTCTATTGAAGATAGCTAGAACACAAGAAGGACAAGTCAATGAAGATGATGACGTTGATGGTTGTGGTTATATTGCTATCGGCAGTGAGATAAAACATAAGAGACAGCAATTAAGTACCACTTTAGGAGTATCTAATGAAAAAGCCAAAAATAAGTAAAGAAATCATTGAATACCTAGACAAGCTATTCCCTGATAAGTGTCCAAATATTACTGATGATGAGAAGAATGTTTGGTACAAAACAGGTCAAAGGTCTGTCGTAAATCATTTAAAAAAGGAAAAACAAGTACAAGAGGAGACTTAATAAATATGTGCATGTCACCAAGAATGCCAAGTCCACCACCTGCACCTGAACCAATTCCACCTGCTCCACCACCACAAGTAAGTAAAGCTACTACAAAACAGAAAGCTCCTACTGAAACTGGTAGTGAAACTAGAGACACTTCGGTGGCCTCTAATTATGCAAGAAAAAGAGTTGGTAGAGGTTCACTAAGAATACCATTAGGTGGTAGTAGTGGATTAAACTTTCCAACTGCGTAAGTAAATGGCAAAATACACACTCAAAGAAAAACCTGAAAATTACAAGAGTAGTTCTATAGAGGGTCAGTACCAAAAGTTAGAAATAGATAGAGAAACTTATTTAGAAAGAGCAAGAGAGAGTGCTGAATTAACCATTCCTCACATGTATCCACCAAAAGGATACAATCAAAATACAGAGTACACTACACCTTTTCAATCCGTTGGTTCAAGGGGTGTTATGAATTTAGCATCAAAATTGATGTTAGCATTATTCCCACCACAAGCACCATTCTTTAGAATTGATGTAGACGAATTAGTTTATAAATCTATTGAAGGAGACCCCCAACAAAAAAAAGTTATTGAACAAGGTTTAGCCAAAATTGAGAAATCAGTTATGGACAACATTGAAGTACAGAACGATAGAGTTGCTGTATATGAGGCATTAAAAAATCTTATTGTATCTGGAAATGTTTTATTACATTTAACTGATACAGGTTTAAGAAATTATAGATTAGAAAATTATGTAGTTAAAAGAGACCCACAAGGTGAATGTCAAAAAATTATTATTAAAGAAGGAATAATGATTAATTCATTACCTATGGAAGCACAAGAACATATTAGTAAGCAAGATAATTATGATAAAGAAAAACATTGTGATTTATATACTTGCATAATTAAAGAAGGAAAAAAATATAAAGTTCACCAAGAAGTTAAAGGTTTTATTCTTTATACAAAATATTACACTAAAGAAACTTTACCATACTTAGCTTTAAGATTTAATAGAGTTGATGGAATGGATTATGGAAGGTCACATGTTGAAAGTTTCATTGGTGATTTACGTAGTCTAGAAGGATTAACAAGAAGTATTTTAGAGGGAAGTTCTGCTTCTGCTAAAATGTTATTTATGGTTAGTCCAAATGGAACGACAAGGCCAAGTAGTATTGCTAAAGCACCTAATGGTGCAATCATTGAAGGTTCAGCTACTGATGTTTCTGTATTACAAGCAAATAAATTTGCAGATTTTAGAGTAGCAATGGAAACAATGCAAAGAATAGAACAAAGATTACAATTTGCATTTTTATTAAATGCTTCAGTACAAAGACAAGCTGAAAGAGTTACAGCAACAGAAGTTCAATTAATTGCAAACGAATTACAAGATGCACTTGGTGGAGTGTATGGAATATTAACAACAGAATTTCAACTGCCTTACATTAATACAAAATTAGCAATGTTAAGACAGAAGAAACTTTTACCTAACTTACCTAAAGAAATAGTTAAAGTTAAAATTATTGTAGGTATGGAAGCGTTAGGTAGACAATCAGATAGATTGAAATTGCTCCAATTTTTATCTGACCTTGCCGGTACTCTGGGAGCAGAGACTGTAGCAAGACACGTTAATCTTGATGATGCTATTAAGAAATTTGCTATTGCAAATCAAATTGATACAGCAGGATTAATTAAATCAAGTGAGCAAATACAACAAGAACAACAACAACAGCAAGTTCAACAATTTACAAATCAATCTTTAGCAGACCCAAGAGTAGCAATAGAAGCAGGTAAAGCAATGGCTAACTCTAATGTCTCTGTTGGTATGGAAAATGGAGAAATTGCTTTACAACAACAGGAGTAATATATGTCTACAGAAAAAGTAGAGATTAATTCAAAAGCAGTTGAACCCTCAACTGACGAACAAGTTCAAAACTTGAAAAAACAAGGTATTGATGTCAATACTTTAAAAAGTGAAGAAGGAACAACTATAGTTCCAAGTGAACCAGATACGCAACCAGAAACAGTTGCTAATCAAAGACCAGAATGGTTGCCGGAAAAATTCAAATCTGCTGAGGAATTATCTAAAGCATATTCAGAATTAGAAAAGAAATTTTCTACACAAAAATCTGAAGAACCTAAAGGTGAAGAAGCTAAAGAATTAGCTATACCTAAAGAAGAAGTTAAAGCAGGTGAATTTAGTTTAGATAAATACAGTGACGAATTTGTTGAGAACGGAGTGTTAAGCACTAAAAGTTATGATGAGTTAGCTGACAAAGGTTTATCTAGAGAAATTGTTGATGGCTACATTGCCGGTCAAAAATCTATTGCTGATAAACATACTGCTGAAATTCAAGGAGTAGTTGGTGGTTCAAAAGAATATGGAGAACTTATTGATTGGGCAAGTAAAAACTTATCAGAAGCAGAACAAAAATCTTTTAATGATTTAACTGCTGTTGGTACAACAGACCAAATTAAATTAGCAGTTCAAGGTTTAATGGTTAAAGCCGGTGTTACTGGCAAACCTCAACAACAAGAGATGTTTCAGGGTGATGTTAATAATACATCTGTGGAGCAATTCAATTCAGTGGCACAAGTTACTGATGCAATGAATGACCCTAGATATGAAAAAGACCCTATATACAGAAAAGAAGTTGAAAGAAAACTTGCTAATAGTTCAGTGTTTTAATGGCTAGAAATTACAGAAAAGAATATGACAATTATCATTCTTCTTCTAAACAAAAGAAGAACAGAGCAGGGCGAAATTTAGCTAGAAGAATGATGAAGAAAAGAGTTGGTATTAAAGGTAAAGACGTACACCACAGAGATGGCAACCCAAGAAATAATTCTAGAAGTAATTTAGCAATAACATCTAAGAAATATAATAGGAGTAGAAATGCTTAATTTTATTTTACCTGTATTAAAAAATCCATTGACACGAATGATTGGTCAAAAAGTCATTGGTGGTATTCAACACAAAATGGAAAAGGAAAAAATAATTAGAGCAAAAGAAATAGAAGCTGAAAAGTCAGTTTCAGTTGAACAAGTTAGACAGCAAGAACATAGTATAAAAGATGAAATTTTAACTTTACTTATTAGTGCAATTTTTGTTTTTACGTTTTTACCTTTTTCACAACCTTACATGATGAAGGGTTTTGAAATATTAAAGTCAGCACCTACAGAATTTTGGTGGGCTGTACTTATCGTATTTTCTGGCAGTTTTGGAATGTCCACTTTAAAAAATATTAAAAAAAAGTAAGTGGCAAAAAAGAAAAAAAGTAATCTCTACTCAAAAGTAGAGCATGAAAGTAAAGCTAAGTTTAAAAAGACTTCAATATCATCAAATAGAAGTAGGCTAAAAACTTCTTCTATGAACAAACATAAAAGAAGACAATTAAAGAAGTGAAGGTAATAGCCTTATATATGATTTTATGTTCTGCCGTTGCTGAACAATGTATGGAAGGTTTTCGTCATTCTGTTTATGAAAATCATTATGACTGTATGATTGCCGGACATGAAGAAAGTATAAGTAAGTTAAATGAAATTAGTGCAAAAGAAGTTAATAAGAATAAAATATTTGTAAAGTTTATTTGTGCTGACGAAACACCAAAATATAGAAAATCATAATCACCATCTCTCATTAGAGAGGTGACTTATTAAAATTCAGATGATTGCCTGATACGTCAGAGAACTCTCTAAATTGAAAAGTAGATAAGGTGTTAAGTCAATATAAACAATAACAAAAAGGAGACATTAACATGTCAAACGCAACACCAAGTAGACTAGGGCTAGTCAATGCGACTGGTACTGGCTATAACGACCTTTTTCTAAAATTATATTCTGGCGAAGTTCTAGCATCTTTTCAAAGAGAAAACAAAATGCTTGGAATGACTAATGTCAGAACTATAAGCAATGGAAAAAGTAGCTCCTTCCCTGTAACTGGCACAACATCTGCCGGATATCATGCAGTGGGAGCAGAGATAACAGGAGATGCCATCAAACATAATGAGAAAATCATTAATGTTGATGATATGCTTTTAGCATCATCTTTTGTTGCAGAGTTAGATGAACTTAAAAATCACTATGATATTAGGTCTATCTACGCAAGAGAAATGGGTCAAGCATTAGCGAAGACTGTAGACCAAAACCTCGTTCAGTTAGCTGTAATAGGTGCAAACGCATCTGCTACAATATCTGGTGGTAATGGTGGAGACGTAATCACTGACGCTGACGCAAACACAAACGCAACATCTTTAATTGCATCTATATTTGAAGGTATTCAAAAATTAGATGAGAAAGATGTGCCTTCAACAGATAGATTTGTTGTTGTATCACCTGATATTTATTATCAGTTAGCGAACAACGATAAGCTATTAAACAGAGACTTTTCTTCACTTAATGGTGATTTTGGAAAAGGAACTGTTGTGTCAATCGGTGGAGTTCCAGTAATTAAATCTAACACTTGTGTTAGTGCTTTTGCTGACAACTCATCTGCTGTGACTGGAGCAAACAATACATATAATATAGATGCGTCTAATTATGTAGCTGTAATGTTCCACAAATCAGCAATCGGAACAGTTAAGTTGAAAGACTTAGTTGTTGAGACAACTTATGACGCAAGAAGACTTGGCAGTTTAATTACTGCAAGAATGGCAGTTGGTTCTAATGTTCTTAGACCAGAAGCGTGTGTCGCAGTTAAAACATCTTAATATCTAGTATTAAGAAACAGTGTGGGGGAAGGGAGACTGACCCCCATACGCAACTAAAAGGAAATTTATGTTTATTATTAAAGTTAAACAATTCTTTAGAAGAATTAAAAGATTTATAAGAGACATGTTAGAAAAGTACGAAACAAAATAATGACAACAACAACAAGAACTTCAGAGTTAGAAGCTGTTAATACAATTCTCTCTACAATCGGTGAAGCACCTTTATCAACATTAACAGGTAGCCTTCCAGTAGATGGAACAATGGCTAAATCAGTTCTTTCAGAAATTTCAAGAGAAGTTCAAAGTATGGGTTGGCATTTTAATACACACTATAAAGCAACATTAAGTAAAGATAATAACGGAAAAGTTCCTCTTGCAACTGATGTATTAAGAGTAGAATTAGACCCTTATAAATATTCAAAGACAGATTATGATATTGTGCAAAGAGATGGCGAACTTTATAATTTAGCAACAAACTCATCTACATTTACAGAAGATTTTACTGAAGTAACTATAATATATCTATTAGATTTTTCTTTAATTCCAGAACAAGCAAAAAGATATATAACAGTTAGAAGTGCAAGAGTATTTCACGATAGAACTCTTGGAGCAAATACATTACATAAGTTTTCTGTAGAAGATGAAGAAAAGGCTTTAGCAGTATTAAGACAAGCAGAAGCATCTACAGGTGACTTCAGTGTGTTTGATACTCCTGAACAAAATTATACAATAGCAAGAAAAAAAGCACATTGGTGGTACTAAATGGCATTAGTATCTAGAACTATTCCAAACTTAGTACAAGGTGTATCGCAACAACCAGAAGTATTACGATTGCCTAGTCAGGCCACAACACAAATAAATGGTTTCAGTAGTGTTGTAGAAGGTCTTAAAAAAAGACCACCTACTAATCATATTGCTAAGTTATCTAATTCAGCTTTAACAAAAGCATACGTTCATTCTATAAATCGTGATAGTACAGAACGATATATTATTACAATTACTGATGGTTCATTAAAAGTTTTCACAACAGCAGGTGTAGAAAAAACTGTTGTAAATCAAACTAACGCAACAAACTATATTGCATCTTCTGACCCTAAAGCAGATTTTGTAGCAATGACTGTTGCTGATTATACATTTATTTTAAATAAACAAAAAACAACTGCAATGTCAGCTACGACTAGTAGTGCTAAAGTAGAACAAGCAGTTTATTCAGTTTTACAAGGAGTTACTAGTACGAAATATAGTATAACTATAGATAGCACAACTTATTCTTTTACTAGTAGTGATACAGATACAGAAGCAATTCGTGATGGAGTATTTTCAGCAGTAGGCTCACCATCAGGAATAACTGTAACTAAAATTGGAAACTCTAGTTTTTCTATTGTAAAAGCAACAGGAACATTAACAACGAGTGCATCTGATGGTTATGGTGATGATGCTTCACAAGTTGTTGGTGATAAAGTTCAAAAGTTTTCTGATTTACCAAGTCCTGCAATAGATAACATGGTTGTTGAAATTACAGGTGATGCTTCAAATAATTTTGATAATTATTATGTTCAATATGACAGTGCATCAGATACTTGGTCAGAAACAGTCTCACCTGCAACAGTAACAACTATAGATAAAGATACTATGCCTCATGTTTTAATTAGAACAGCAGATGGTAATTTTAGGTTTTCTCAGGTTGATGGAAGCACATATACAATTTCAAGTACAGATTATACAGTACCAGAGTGGGGAACAAGAGTAGCAGGAGATTTAACTTCTGTACCAAACCCTTCATTTATTGGAAGAAAGATAAATGACATATTTTTTCATAGAAATAGATTAGGCTTTTTAGCAGATGAAAATGTAATCATGTCAAGAAGTGGTGAATTTTTTCACATGTTTCCTGAAACTGTAACACAGACTTTAGATACTGACCCAATAGATGTAGCAGGAACATCTAATCAAGTTAGTATATTATTTTCAGCAGTTTCATTTGACGAAGAATTATTATTATTTAGTGAACAAAACCAATTTATGTTATCTGGTGGAAACACCTTAACAGCAGGTAATGTTTCTATTGATGTCTCAACACAATTTGAAGCGTCTAATGCAGTAAAACCTGTAGGTTCAGGTTCAAATGTATTCTTCGCATTTAACAAAGGAAACTTTACAGGATTTAGAGAATTTTTTGTTTCATCTGATAATGATACAAAAAGTGCTGATGATATAACGGCTAATGTTCCTAGATATATTCCTAAGAATGTATTTAAGATAGCTTCAGCAACTAATGAAAATATTTTGGTTGCATTATCTTCTGACGAACAAAACGCATTATATGTGCATCAATATTTTGTAAGAGATGGTAAGAGATTACAGTCTGCATGGCATAAGTGGACATTTGGAACTTCTTCTACAGATACTATTCTTGGAATGGAGTTTATTGATAATACTTTATATATTGTAAATCAAAGAAGTGACGGAGCATATTTAGAAACAATAGACAT